ACAACCGTAGGCCGTCCCGTCAAGTCTGCGTACGCCCCGGAGGTGGCGACTGCGGCTAACGTGAGGCTCGTGCCCCATGCCGTGCCAGTTGAGACAGCCACACCCGCGCCAGGGTAAACCATGCCGCCGCTGCCGGATGGCGTTGCCCAAACCCCGTCTCCGCGCCAGAAAGTCGTGCTACTTGCGCTAGTTCCGCTGTCGAACCGGGCAACGGCCAGATTGCCGGTCAGGCTAGTCGCAGGCAAACTGGTTAAACTTGCGCCGCTGCCGCTGAAAGTCGCCGCGGTCATCGTCCCGGTCAGGTTGGCGTTGCCGGCGCTGTCTAGGTAAAATTGAGCCGTGGTGTTTGTGCGGAACGTCATGCGGTTGTTGCTGTGCGTGTACTGAATACCGCCGGCAAAAGTGCTGGTGCCGTTACCAAACCAAATGCTGCTGTTTGTGTTTATTCCGCTTGCCGCCGTGTTGGTCAGGTAAAGAATCGTGTCATCACCCACCGCCGAGCCTGCGTTGAAAGCGCGGATAGCGGTGTCACTACCTGTAGGGCCTTGCACATCAAGATTCATTCCTGACGAAGGCGCTGCGCCAATGCCAACATCGCCAGCGGCTGTGATCCGCATCCGCTCAGTGCCAGCCGTAGAAAACATGAGCTGCCCAGAGACACCGCTGGCCCGCATTTGCAGGATAGCATTCGTGGCCGGCGCGGTTATGTAATTCAGACCGTCGTAAGAATAGGAAATATCGTTGCCACCATTGGTGACGTTCACGCTGCCTGAAGATCCAGCAACTTCCAGCTTCGATCCCGGCGAGGTAGTCCCGATCCCGACATAGCCTGCGCTGGTGAGGCGCATACCTTCATTGCTTCCGGCCCAAAGCGCAACCGAACCGCCTGTCCCTATAAGCTGGCCTACTACCAAGTCTGTGTTATTTTCAGTTGTAAAGAGCCGGCCAGTTCCCAAGCTATCTACGTCAAAATTGTACTTGACTACAGTGTTGTCTTTATCGTTGAGCGTGATCTGTCCGCCTTCGCTGCCGTCGCCGCGTACTGTGATATTTCCGGTGGTTGTCTGGCCATTTACGTCCAGCTTTGTTGCTGGCGTCGTAGTCCCGATTCCAACATTTCCGCTAAACGATGTGGTGCCGCTAAACGATGTAGGGCCGCTAAACGATGTGGTGCCGTTAATCCCTACCGTAGTTGCGCCTGAAGAAAATCCGCCAATGGTAATTGCAGTAGTGCTGCCTGCATCACCGTTGACGCCAATTTGAATGGTTTTGGTTAAGCCTGTTTCAATGGCTCCGTTGCCGACAAGGATGGCTTGATTTTTAGTGGACTGACCTAAATAAAGCGACCCTGTAGCGGTAGTTCCGCCAATACCGATGACTCCAGATACTTGGCCCGCGCCGAAATAGCAACTAGAAGAACCTGCTGAAGAGCCAAGGGAAACACCGCCCGCGACTTGCAACTGATAGCCGGAAGACGCGACCCCAATACCGACATTCCCAGATAAGGTCGGCCCCGCTGAAAGAACCACCTCCGTGCCGGTGCCAGTTGTGCTATAGCTTGTGCCCCAAGCAGATCCGGTGCTGTTGGCGATGCCGGCGCCAGGATAGACCATGCTGCCGCCGCCTGTGCTGGAAATGACGCCCGTGCTGGCATCATACGAAATTCCGGTCCCGGCAGACAGTGAGGCCCGCGCCCTGGCTGTCGTAAAATAGAGGTTTGTGCCTTCAGCCACATTGGTGGTGCTTAAGGCGTATTCTGCCGCCGCTGTGATGCGGCCTTTGTTGTCGAATGTTATCGACACAGTTTTGGCCGCACTGCCCAGAGCCGCGCCTGTAATGACATTGGCAAGGCCCAATGTGTAATTGGCGTTTGCCCCGCCATCCGTGCCGGTGAGCTCGCCAGACACGGGCGTAAGCACGCGCTCAGAGCCTACATTGGGGTCAAGCGACAGCGTTAAAAATTGCGCCGTTGATAGCGCGCTGTAAATGCTGGTAGTATCGCTTTGCAGACTTTCAAACGCGGTTATCGCGCGGTGCGTTGGCAGAAACTGCGATAATTGATCACGCGGGATCAACTTGGTTTTGAGCGGGTTCATGCCGCCAAAGCTTCAATCTGTGCTTCCAGCCGCGTAAAGCTCGAATAGTTGGTGCCGGTGCCTCGAAATTTGAACGCGATGAAATGCGCAAACCGGCGATTAGGCCACCAGACCAGCCGCTTGGCACGCTCCCCAGCCTTGCCGGCGGAAATGGCAAACTCCAATCCCCACAGTTCGCCATCATTGGACGAGGAGATAAAAATCTTGTTGTCTGCTGAAGATGTGCCGCGGCCTGTGAGGCCGACCAATTCAAGCCGGTGGACGATCCCGCCTTTGCTTTCGTTGTAAACAAAGTTCGTCTGGAACTGCCAGCCGACTTCACTGCCCCACCGCGTAGGAACGCTGTCGGTTAGATAGCCGATCAAGCCGGTCGGCGATCCAACGACCCATTTGCCATAACAAAACACCAGGTTTCGGGCGCTGTATGATTGGTCAATCAACAAGCCGTCACGCAGCGTCATCCAGACCGCTTTACCCGACGCAATAGAAGCCTGGTTCATGTAAACGAGCGTGCGATCGGGCAGATGCACATAAAGCCGCTGCTCGTTTTGCTCGTTTCGTTGTTCCATCGTGATTGCGGCAATCTGATCCGGTGTCAGCGCCGCCAGAAGCGTATCCACTTCCTGCGTCGAGATCGATAAGGCCTGTCCCGCGCTGGCGACCATGACGGTGGGCTGCTCGCGCCTGCCGCCACCGACAAACGCAAAGCTTTCATTGAAGTAACACCAGCTCTTACGCCCCGCGATCCCGCGCGGGATCATGCCGCCAGGATTGTTTGCAAAAGGAAAGCCCGCTCCGCCCACATCTTGTAAATTCTGGATTGTGTATTGCCCCAGCGCGTAAACCTCGTTGCGCACCTTGCAAATGGCTTGGATCGGATCTGGGTCCACTTCGGCAGATCCGTACTTCAGCGGATCAATAGAGGTCGGGTCGGACAATTCCGTGATGACAAGATACGTGCCATCCGTAAGCATAAACCGCCCATCAACGAACATCACGTCGAACACTTTGCCAAGGTCAACGTCCGTGACCTGCGACAAAACACCAGTGGCGGTCAGATAAAACAAGTTTGAATTTGAGGTAATTGCCAGCCGGTCAAACGAATAGTCCATTGACACGGGTAAGCCGTCATTCCCCACATTGCCCAGCACTGTCACCGCGCCGCTGCTTGCGACAGAGACTAGGCTTGAACCCATGACGCGGTATACGGTGCCGTTCCAGTTGATCGCGCCTCGATCTGCGCCGTAACCGCTGGCCCACTGCACGATGCCAGACACCGTGCCCAGATAGCCGCGCGAAATGCCGTTATCGCCGATGATCGGTTCTTTGTTGATCGGCATGGCCGAACGCCAATCAGCACTCTCATCCGTGTAAGTGCCGTTCAGGATCGGAATGGCGGTCATGATGCGGTGACCGTTGCCACCGTGTCATACGGGCTGTTTGTGGCCCCTGGAAGCGTTTGCCGGATGGTCATGGTATACGTGCCAGCAGGCAGAGCTGCGGCTTCCAGCAACGTCCCCTGAAGCGTGAACCGGCCAGACGCATCGCTTGCGATCGTAAGTTGCGCACCTTGATGCGCGTTGCCGACTGTGGTGGCAAAATCCAGTGTGGCTTTCGCCGCCGGGTCGGCCAACACAATATCAGCCAGGATGACCGTATCCGCCCAAGTGTCGGTCTCAAACGGAAACCAGATGTTCCATGGCTTCCAACCGCTGCCCGTGGCCGTTGTCTTGGGCAGTTTCATGTTCGGAATAGAGGATGTTTCTGCAAACAGGAAAGCTTTGCCGTCTGCCATGGCTTTGCGTGTTTCAGCTGAAAGCGTCTTGCCGATACCCGGCGCGGCGCGAAAGGCCACCCACAGTGCTACAGTGTCCATAGCAGCGTCGGGAATGCCGATATATTCAGTCGGCAGACTTTGTCCGAATGTGGACGGGAAATTGTAATTCAAAGCGCAGCCCTGCGCCTGCCACTGCGCCAGCAGAGCGTCGGTCTTGCGCAGAACTGACAATTCTTCGTTTGGCGTGCGGTCAAAATCATAACCAGCGCGGCCCAGCTCTTCAAACACCATGTCGATGAGCTGGGCTTTGGTCGCTGTCGATGGGTAAGGATTAAGCACAAAAGCCCCCTTTTAGGCGGTATAGCCCTGCGCATTTATATAGATGCCACCCGCCACCGCGGTTATTGCCGCCACTTCGATCAGATTGCCCGCAGATCCCTTTAGTGCCGGGTCAAGGTTGATGGTGTTGGTCGCGAGCGTGTTGCCCAGAAGCCTGCAGCGCCACAGCACCGTGCCTCCCGCGCCGTCACGGATGACAAATTCCGTAGCGGCACCAAGGTTGTCCGTGGCGATTTGTATGGATCTTACGTAATTGGCCGCTGTTGCGCTGGGCGCTGCTACAATGGTCACACCTGTTGTCGAACTGACAATGCCGCCTGCCGCCGCCGCATATCGCCATGTGCTGATTGGCAATTCGCCATTCTCGAGCAAGTTGGCGCTTAAGATCGCGCCCAACTTTTCGCCCTTGCCGTCCGTGGTCGTGACATCCGCCACAACCATTGCAGAGCCATCATTTGCGCGCCGGATCGCCATTAGATGCCTGCGCCGATCGTGAAATAGATGCTGCCCGTAGATCCTGCGGCGATGCCTGCGATGTAGATCGGGCCAATCAGCGCCGGGTTGATCGTGATGACCTCGATGGCGCCGGATGGAATCGGATAATCAGTCGACGAGACGGCTGTCACCGTCGCATCGCCAAGCTTGACCCAAACGGTGGCAGTGCCGTCGTTGTAGATCCGAAGTTGCTGCACACCGCCTTGCTGCGATGCCAAAACGCGCTGCGATGTGCTGCTGATTGAAAGGTTGACGGTGTTGCCAGAGGGGCTGAATGGACGCGGGGTCATTGCACCGTCTCTTTCGCTTTGGGAGGTCGGCCTCGGCGCGCTGGTTCTGCTGGAACGCCGGCATCGGTCGTGACAGGCTTGTGCGGCACCCAGCCGTCCGCAAGCGCGGCATCAGCCTCGTCCTGATCCTTGACGATCAAGCAATTGAACCATTCACCGTCCCAAAGGAAATCGGTCCCAGGCTTATACACCATAGCGGGAAATTCCACGCGCGATCCCCTTTGTTTAAGGCGGCGAGGCCGAAACCCCGCCGCCTTATTGTCACGACAGACGGTAGGTGACGAACGTGCTGGCCGCAGTCTTCAGCGTGCGGAAACGACCCGTGGTGCTGAGAGCCACCGCCGCAGCGCCGACAATCGTGTGGCCGGTCGAAGCCGTCACAGTGAATGCGTTGGCTGCGCCGGTATTGATCGCCGACCAATCGAAGCTATCGCCGATCGCAAACGTCGATGCCGCGTCAAGAATGGCGCCGGTATCAAGCGTTGCCGTCACCGCAGCCGCCGTGGTTGAAGTCACGATGCCGCCCTGGATCAGCGCAGCGGTCAAAGTGCCGGTTGCGTTGAGAGTGCCAGGCGTCGGCTGATAGTTCTGGCGGTCAAACAGCACCGGACCCACGCCGACGTTGTACGTGACCGGAGAACCACCCGCGAGAATGAGAACCGTGGTCGCATTGGTGAACGCAGAAGACGTGTTCAGGCCTGAACCTGTGAACGTCGCGATCGGCACTGGGGTGGGATAGTTGGCATAGGTCGGGTAGCTGTTGACCTGATAAGCCTGAACGCCATACGTTGCCACGGCGCTCGATGCCGGGACGGTGACGGTTGCGGAGCCGTAAGGCTGAATGGTAGTCGAAGCCATTGGAAAACCCTTTCAAAACGGGCGAGGCCGAAACCCCGCCCTCAAGACCGTTAGGCCTGTCCAAACATCATAAGCCCTGACATTTCCGGCTGTTTGTTGACCAAGCCGTAGTACACGTCCCAGCGATAAAACGTGTTGAGCGCGCCGATCGCAGCCTGCCGCGACATGGTCACGGTAATGCCGTTGTCGGTCGTGGCACGCATCACAGCCAGACCAGCGTCTTCAGCAGGCCGGTAGTTACCCGGCATGATTTCGAACGCATCGTCCTGCCAGAATGGGTTCACCGCAGCGGTGGTCGTGTTCAGGAACGTGATTGCAGCCGTGCTGGCCGGGGTCGCCGAACAGTTCTTGTATTGAAGTTCAGGGTCGCTGTTGCCGCCTGCCGAAATGATCGGCGGGCTGATTGTGAGCGTGGTCGAAGACGGCACCGCGATGACACGGAACGTCTTGAGGGTGCCGGTGTCTGCCTTCGTAATGTGATGCACTTCGTTGACCAGCGCGATCGTAAACGCATCGCCAGCCTTGACGCTTGTGGTCGAGTTGACCGTGATCGTCTGATAGCGATTGTCGACGTTTGCAACTTCGCCGGTCGCCGCAGTGCTGGTGGCCTTGGGCACATAGTACTGGTTGGCGGCGTTCATGGTAATGCTCGAACCCGCAGCCGAAGCCAGACGGTAAGCATAGTCCAGCTTGTACGTGTCGAAACCAGCAATCTGACCGACCTGGGCCTTGCGCAATGCAGGGTCCGAAATGTCGTTGCCAAACGTGCGGGTCGATGCGGCGAGGTTGCTGGCCATGCCGTTGTAGTCTGCGGTTGAAAGCAGAACCTTGCGGTCGTTCATGGGCACGCCGTTGCGGTTGAACGCCAGATCGCACTGCGCAATATCGTCAAAACCCGCAGCCGAAGACGTGCGCTTGACAAACACGGTGCCGGTCAGTGCGGCAAGGTTCGAACAGTCCACGTTGATGTCCGAAGCCAGACGCTGAAGCGCGGCATCGCCCAGGCGCTTCTCCTGAAGCATGTCGCGCAGTTCGGTGGCCGACAAGGTCAGCGGAACCGAGTGCGAATAACCCAGCGTGGTCGGGACCGAGAGCTGCGTGTAGTTGCGGCCAAAGTTGGCGCTCTGATCAATGCCAGTATAAGACTGCGCGATGTAAGGCTGCGGGCGCCACACGGTGTTGCCGGTGCGCTCTGCCATGGTATCGGCAAGCTGATACTTGTTGAACAGCTTGGAAATGATGAGGTTATCAGCGAACTTTTCGAAAACCTGCTCGAAAGCAACGATTTCCTGCTTGTTAAAACTATTTGCCATTGTAGCGGCCCTTCAGATGACGGTTGAGACACGGGAAGGCCGCGAGGGCCTTGTTTTCGCCGTTGTCTCTTCCGTCACAGCCGAAGGGCGCTGATAGTTGGCGTTGCGCGGAACCATGCCGCGCAGATTTTTAATTACAAGCCGTGTTGGTCTGCTGCGATTTGGCGCATCTTGCGCTTGTAAGAGAACACCGCTGATAGATCGCGAGTACGCTCCGCTTCCTTTTCGAGCCGTTCCAACTCTTTGTCGGTTGCGTTGTTGGTCGGCGCACCGCCTCGCGTGATCTTCTCGGGCGGCGGTGCAGATGCGCGGGGCATGGCTTTGATCTTTCCTTTGAGTTCGCCGATCGCAATCGCCAACGCAGTCGGATCGTTCTTCATCGCGACCAGCTTGGCGAGTGCCGCGGGGCTGGCATTGAGCGCCGCGACCAGACGCGGATCGTCGGCATAAATGAGAATGGCCTTGGCAATGTTGCCTTGCTCATCATCACCGAAGTGGTCGCCCACAGACGCAGCAATATCTGCGAAATTGGGCACCAGCTCTTTAGCTTTGGTTTCGAACGTCGTGACGCGGTCAGCCCATGTTTCCTGGGCCTTGCGGGCCGCTTCGGCTTTGGCTTCGGCTTCGCGTTCAGCTTTGCTTTTGCGCTCATGCCATTCAATCAACTGCCGGTCTTTTTCATCCTCATCATAGCCGCAGCTTTCCAGCGTTGGCTTGGGGCCGATCTGATTTGGTTCGGGCTTTACCTTGTCCTGAAGCTCTTTGATCAGCCGCGCCTGCTCGCGGGTCTTTTCCCGCAACGAGCGGATGACCGTATTGCCGCTGTCCTCTTCGGCGGGCTCATCGCCTTCGAAGGTAAATGCGACAGTGTCGGTGATCTCAAGATCCGGCGCCTCATCTGCCGCCGGTTCCTCTTGAACCGGCTCGTCCAGCACAAGCGGCTCATCTGGCAAGGTCGCCACGTCAATGACGTTGCCGGTTTCATCTGTAATGGTCGCCATGGGTGTTTCCCTTTTCTCAGCATTGCGGGTGCCGGTCCCGGTGGTGGAAACTATGCAGCCTGTTGCCTGCGCCTCATTTCGGCTTCAGCGGCCTTCTGCGAGAGCGTGTAGCCCTGCAAATTTACCTTGTGCGCGTTGGTCACAGCGCCGTGCGATGCCACCGCCATGCGGTGCTGGAGCGCCTGCGTTTGCGCTGCGGTGTGGGCCACATCCGCTATACGCTGCGCCTGATCGATCGGGTCTGAAGGCGATTTGAGACCGTCTGGTGCTGCCGGCACCTTGTCTGGCCCGCCGATCGCCTGCGCCTGTGCCAGTTTCAGCAGCGCGCTTGCCTTTTCGGTGTCGGCCTTTGCGTTCTTCAGCGCCGCGTCTGCCATGTAATCCTGTGCCTGCGCCTGCAATGCAGCCGATTGCGGATCGGGCTTCTGAGCTTGCGCGTTCTGCGCCATGGCCTGCTTTTCTTCAGGCGTTGGCTGCGTCAAGCCAAGTTGCAGCATCCGCTTGCGGTTCCAATCCTTCAGATCCTGAAGGCCTTCGCCGTCCATGTTGCTGATCGCTGTGGCGATGCAGGCAACTGCAAGTTCATTGTCGCCCACCTTACCTGCCGCCTGTGCGACCTCCGTCATGCGGCGCACCGTTCGATCGCGCAGGGTGCTGGTTGCCTCGGTCACTTCGGCTATGACTTTGTACCGGCCACACCCCAAGTCGTTGCGAAATGCAAAAACACCAGTGATCGGATCGGTTGTAGCTTCCTTGATCGTCTCCTGGCCGTCCTGATCGTCTGCCGACATGGTGTCCACCATACGGCCTTCGCGGCTGTAAACCTCGCGCGCCATGGCAAGGTAAATCTCGCCTTCGCGCTGCACAGATTGGCGCATGTTGTCGATGTAGATACCAGACTTGGCATCGATCCGCGTAGCGGCCACATCCATCGCTTCGGCGCTGGTGTTGGCGCGAACCTCGTCTGCGCCGTCATTGGCATTGGTCAGTTCGGCAATGTCGCTGGCAGTGATCTGAAGCAGCGCGGCAGTGACCGGCGCGACTTGCGGCGGTGAGACCACGCCAACCGGGCCTGCCTGAACGATTCCGCCGTTTTCATCCCGCAGCGATTTGACCAAAGCATAGGGGTGGCGTTTGACGTTCTGCTCGGCCCACAGATCCTGAAGCTGCGGCGGCATCTGCTCGGGATCGAACATCGGCACTTCGCGCGGGGTCAGTGCTGCCGTCTCGACCAGCTTGCTGATCTGCGCATTATAAACCCGCGCCGGGTCCATCGCCATCTGCACATGGCCGGTGAAACGCTCCAGCCCGTCGATGTATTCACGGTTGCCGTAAACCGGCACCACGGGGATCTCAGATCCGGCGATGTAGCCCTGATCTTCCAGAATGTCCGCGCCAGACATGATCCACTTGTGAACGCGCACACGTTTACGGCGCTGGCCTTTGGCCTTGTAACCCAGCGCCTCAAGTTCGGACTTTTCGCCGTCTTCCAGTTCACTTGCCCAAAACCGCTGCTCATCCTTGCTGATCTGGTGCGTGAAGCACCACAGCATCTCGGACACGTCTTCCTTGCAGTAATACTCGGCTTCGATCACCTGCGTTGGGGCAAACCATTCGTAATGCGGCTTCCAGAGCGAGACCGGAAAGTCCGTGGCAGCTGCATCCGGCCAAGCCGCCTTGAACGCATCCGGCGATCGGGCCGTTAGCACCACGCACCACTGCGCGTCGGACTTGTCGTAAAGCTGACTGTCAGGGTCGAAGAACACGCGCTGATCCGCATCGGCGATGAGCAGCGCAGGATTGACCCGCTGATCATCGCTGTCCTTGTCGTAGGGGTCGGCGTAGTCGGTGCAAAGGCGATACGCGCCAAACCCGCCTGCCGACGCCTCGCGAAAGGCGTTGTCACGGGCCTGCTGCGCCTTGAAGTGATAGCTGTCAGCCCGGTGCAGTCCAGATAACGTCTGTGCCGTATGCTCGTCACTGTCATCGCCGACATTGCGAAATGTCGGGACGATCCGATTGGCGAGGTAGTCCAGGATGATCTTGCGATGGCCGCGCGCCGTCTTGTTGATCTCGACCTTGATGCTGTGGTCGAATTGCAGACCCCATGGGCCTTCCCACTGCGCGCCGGGGATTGAGACAAAGCGGCGAGCCTGAAGCGCGAGCGCGCGGATCGGCATTTGCGAGCCGATTACTTCATCGACTTGCCGAATGGCCCGTTTGTGCAGTTCGGTTTGCTCGGAGGTCATTGCGCGGGACAATGACTCGCGGATTTTTAATTACAAGCGTGGTTACCGCACAAGCAAAACCCTCCAAACCGGTGAAGGCTGGAGGGTCCCGCGCGAAAGATTGGAGCCGATCGCAAGGGCATTCCTAACCCCACCGCGGCACTAAATCAAGCGGCCTATTTCCAAGCCGTTCGTGTGCTGGGAATGGTCCAGTTTGCGGTGTCATCCACCTTTGGCGCATGGTGCGACAGCATCACCTCAGTAAGCGCCCAGACCAGTGCGTCGACGCGGTTCGGCGAGCCTTCACCCATGTACCCGCCCGGTGTCATTAGCACCATCTCGTCCTCTAGCGCCTCGAGCCCCGGCATGTGGCTGATGCGGCCCTGCTCGTATAGCGCGCTGATCGGCTCGGCGCGCACGGCCTTGCCCCGGCTTGCGGTCACTTCCTTGAACGGCACCGACCTGTCAGCACCGCGCACCACCGCTGCCACCATAGCCCCGCCGAAGTTGCGCTCGGCCACGATGCGATCGGCTTGATGCTGGTGATACGCTGTGATGGCCCGCCTAGCCCACGCATCCGGTGACAGCTTGCACGTCACGTCCGCGATCACATATCCGCGCCCATCCACACCGCGGCCAGCGACAACGATGCCAACGTCATCGCCTTCGTCTGCGCCGTCTGTGCCGCTGGGATCGATCGCCACCACCACACGGGCCATGTCGGGCAGATCCTGCACGCGGTTCGCATCAAGCACTGCGCGCGTCCACAGAGCGCCTGGCACGTCATCCAGCATTTCGCCGTCCAATTCCTGTCTGCCAAGCCGTGTGCCAGCGTAGCGTTCCATCATTGCCGCCACCGATCCCGGCGCAAGGTTGCCAGCATTGTCCAGCGTCTTGCCGCGCGTCACATGGGTTGCCGGATCGGCCAACATGCGGCGGATGATCGGCAGCGGCCTTGGTGTGGTTGTCACCATGGCCTGCGGCTGTTGGCCGAGGCGCAGCCCGAACACGAGCTGGTCCCACAGATCCTGCGCTTGCGGAAACTTGGCCAGCTCGTCCACCCAGGCGTAGTGATGCTGCGGGCCTCGCAGCTGGTCAGGTTCGCTGGCGTTATAGCAGGTCGCCAT